CCGATGAAAACGGTAGCCTCGTTGATCGTGCTCGTAGCAATGGGCGTGTTCGCATACACGGAGCTAACTGCGAGGTTGGTATCGTTAGAGACATCACGTGAGTTGTTTGAAAATGATTTGTTAAAACGAAGTGAACAAGTACCTATTGATCAGGAGCAACATTTTTTAATCGAGGATCTTTATAAGTCTGTAGAAAAAATGGAAGAAACTCAAGAGATGAACATGACCAATAAAGTTAATATCGAGTTTTTAAGAGAGCAACTAGATCAAGCATTGTCTGATATTGAAGTTCTTAAAGACAAAGTTAGAGCAAATGGGAATCATCAATGACAGGTTTATTTTTTATAGGTATTGTAGTTTCAATTTTTGTATTATCTTTATTAATATATGTGAGGAAATATGACTGAGTTAGTGGTGGCCCTACTTATGATTATTAATGGAGAGATTAAGGAAGCACGTATTCAGGCATCAATGTCTGAATGTCTCAAAGGGTCACGTGTAGCAAAACGTCAGTTAAAATCTGATAGCAAAGTCAAGTATCAGTGCATAAAGTCGATGGCAGAATTAGAGTCAAATATTGATGGATCTAAATCTATAAAAAAATTAATACTGGAGTAATTATGGAATTGACACGAAATTTTAGTTTACAAGAATTAATTAAATCGGATACTGCAATTAGATTAGACATAAATAACAATCCTAATTCAGGTCAGATAGAAAAATTAAAAGCACTTTGTGAAAATATTTTACAGCCGGTACGTGACCATTTTGGCAGAGTCAAGGTGACTAGCGGATTTCGTAGTGAACAACTTTGTATTAAGATAGGTAGCTCTGTAAATTCACAGCATGCCAAGGCAGAGGCGGCCGATTTTGAATGTATGGGTACAGACAATGCAGAATTAGCTGATTGGATTAATCAAAATCTAAACTATGATCAATTAATATTGGAGTTCTACACTCCTGGTGAGCCAAACAGTGGCTGGATACATTGCAGCTACACTCCTGACCAACCAAGAAAACAATTCTTGCATGCTTACAAATCTGAAGGTAAAACTAAATATAAACCAATTATAGGAAAGGCTAAGGATTTAATATAATGCCAATAGGAAGATCACAAATAAGAAAACAAGTAGAAGGTAAACTAAGAGGCGCGAGAGATGAAAAAAAGAAGAAAAAACGTGTCATCGCCAAATTATATGGCAAAAAGTCTAAGGTCTTCAAAGTTTAGTCAAAAAGTGATACAATCTAAAAAATTGTACAACCGTAAAAAGGATAATAATGGCAACTTCAGGGACTACTAGTTTTGACCTTTCTATTGAAGAAATAATACAAGAGGCTTACGAAAGATGTGGTATGACGACAACTAGTGGTCATAGTTTAAAATCTGCAAGAACAAGTTTAAATTTATTATTTGCAGAATGGGCTAATAGAGGTATTCATCTTTGGAAGGTAGCTCTTCATGAAAATGCTTTAGTTTCTGGTCAAGCAGAATATAGTGTCAGTGCTGGTGTGAGTGATGTTCTAGAGGCTTTTGTATCTTCCACTGCTGCAGGATCCAATAACGCAAACACGCAAGATGTATCTTTAACAAAAATTGATAGATCTGCATATGCAGCTTTACCAAACAAATTAGCTACAGGACAACCTTCACAGTATTACGTTGAAAGAGAAACAACACCAAAAATTTATCTTTATCAAGCACCAGATTTAAATACTTACACTACTTTAAAATATTACGTGATAAAAAGAATAGAAGACGCTGGAACGTACACAAATGAAGCTGATGTGGTTTTTAGATTTTTACCATGCATGGTTGCAGGCTTAGCATATTATCTTGCTATGAAAAATGCACCACAATTAGTACAACAAAATAAATTAATTTATGAGGATCAATTAAAAAGAGCATTGGATGAAGATGGTCAAAGAGCTTCAACGTATATTACACCACAATCTTTTTATCCTAGTGGAGTTTAAATATGGCAAAATACGCAACTGGAAAAAGATCACAAGCAATATCAGATAGATCAGGAATGGCTTTTCCTTACACTGAAATGGTTAAAGAGTGGAATGGCTCTCTTGTGCATATATCAGAATTTGAACCTAAACATCCTCAAATAAGAAGAAGACACAATTCAGCTGATGCAATAGCTTTACAAAACACAAGAAATATGAAGTTTCAACAACCATCAGTAAAATTTTCAAATGATGTTACCATATCAGATTCAGGTGGTGCATCTGTTGGTGTAGCAAATTTATCTTTACCTGGAGACTTTGCATTCAAAACACAGGATTTTGAAATAACAAGAAATGGTGTTACATCTGTTATTCACAGCATGATTCCTGAAGATCCATCTCTACAAAATAGAAGAAGAGAACTTATTTCAAATATAGGTTCAGTGGAGGTTAGTATTACATAATGGCTATTACACATTCAGATTTTTTAACACAAGTAAGAAACTACACAGAGGTAAGTAGCAATGTATTATCTGATTCACAAATACAAGAATTTATAAGAAACGTTGAATTAGATGTTGCAGGCAAAGTTGATTATGACGATTTAAGAAAATATGCTACGTCAGTTTTTACCGCTGGTAATAGAGCAGTTAGTATGCCGTCAGATGTTTTAGTTCTAAGATCTGTGGAACATCTTGATTCAAGTGGTAATAGAACTTTTTTAGAAAAAAGAGATACAAGTTTTATATCAGAGTTTAATGGGACAGGAGCACAAGGACAACCAAAGTATTTTGCAAATTGGGATGAATTAAATATTATTGTAGCACCTACACCAGCTGCTGCTGATACAGTTCAAATAAATTACATCAAAGACCCACCTGAATTTACTTCTACTAATCAAACATACTTAGCTAAATATCAAGAATCTATGTTATTACATGGTGTACTTACAGAGTGTTTTAGATTTTTAAAAGGCCCTATGGATATGTACAAACTATATGAAAGCAAGTACAATGAAGAAGTACAGAATTTTGCCCTACAACAAATGGGTAGAAGAAGACGAGCTGAGTATGATGATGGAGTTCCTAGAATAAAAATTCCAAGTCCTACTCCAAACACAAATTAATAAGGAGGCCATTATGGCAATAACAACAAATGCAATCTGTGATTCTTTTAAAAAAGAATTACTACAAGGAAAGCATGACTTTGATACATCTTCTGACACGTATAAGTTAGCAATGTACACAAGTTCTGCAACTTTAGGTAAATCAACTACAAACTATGCAACTGCAAACGAAGTATCATCACCAAATTATTCAGCTGGTGGTGGAACTCTTGTGAATCAAGGTGTAAAAGTTTCATCATCTGTAGCCATTACAGATTTTGCGGATTTATCTTTTCAAAACGTAACTCTTACTGCAAGAGGAGCATTAATCTACAATACAACAACTGACGGTGGTTCTAACACTACTGACGCTGTTGCTGTATTAGATTTCGGTGGAGACAAAACTGCGACTGCAGGAACATTTACAATTCAGTTCCCTGCTTTTACAACATCTGCTGCGATCTTGAGATTAGCATAAGGATTAAAATGATATGGCTACTGGATGGGGACGAAAAACATGGGGAGCATCAGAATGGGGAGATCTCTCTGACGAAATAGTCTCCGTCAGTGGCATATCATTAACATCATCAATTGGTTCTGAATCAGTTACAGCAAATGCTGATGTAAGTGTTTCAGGAATATCATTATCATCAAGCATTGGGACTTCAGTTGGTGGAACTTCAGCATTAGTAGATCCTGGCGTAGTTACCATGTCTATTGGTGTTGGTAGCACCGTTGTTGGTATTGGAGTTCCAGTCACCGGCATCTCAACAACATCAAGCATAGGCACTGCTACCGTAGATGAGTCTACCCTTACAGGAGAAGGTTGGGGTAGAGGTGAATGGGGTGAGTTTGCTTGGGGTGATAATTTTTCAGTTCAAGTAACAGGACAATCATTAACTTCTTCTATTGGAAGCGAAACTGCAATTACAGATGTAACCGTTGCCGTAACCGGATCTCAAGCAAGCTTTACTCAAGGAAGTTTTTCAATTCAAATTGATGGAGATGTATTTGTCCTTGCTGCTGAAGATCAATTAGATTTTACTCAGGGTTCAACTTCTATAACTGGAGACGCTAACGTAACAGTATCTGGAATATCTGCAACTTCAAGTATTGGAAATGCTGCATCTGGTTTATTCTTAGATGTTCCTGTAACAGGTGTTCAAGCATCTTTTACACAAGGTGCTATAACTTTAATACAAAGCACTAATGAACCTGCTACTGGAATCGCTGCTACCATGACACTTGGACAGCATTCAGAAATACCTGCTCAAATTGTTGGTGTTTCAGGAATATCAATGACATCATCTTTGGGAGAAGAAGGTCCTGTGACAGGAGACGCTTTAGTGACACCTTCAGGCATACAGTTGACAGGATCTATAGGAAGCCCTAATATTACTTCGTGGAATGAGATAGATTTAGGAGTGTCTAATACATGGACGGTGGTTGATTTGGCTGCCTGATTCATGTAAAATAAAAATTATTAAGGAGAATTTTTTATGGCATCAAGTTATTCAAGTGACCTAAAACTAGAACTTATGGTAACCGGTGAAAACGCTGGTACATGGGGTGATAAGACAAACACAAACTTAAACTTAGTACAGCAAGCTGTAGCAGGATTTGAACAAGTAACTTTATCAAGTGGTGGAACATTAGCACTTGTGATGTCTGATGGTGCTTTATCAAATGCAAGAAATTTAGTTATTAAATTTGCTACTGCAACAATTGCAGCGAGCACAGTTTGTACAATACCAGATTCAATAGAAAAATTTTATATTTTCGATGCAACAGGTTTAACAAATCCTACAAACCTTACAATTAAAACTGCATCAGGAACAGGATTTACTTTAGATCAAGCAAAAATATATGCAGCATATTCAGATGGAACTAACCTGAAAGAAATTTCATTAGATACTTTAGGAGGCACTGTAGCTGCTGCTAATATTTCAGGCACTATTGCAACTTCACAGATTGCAGACGATGCTGTAACTTCAGCAAAAATTGCTGATGATGCAGTTGTAACTGCTGCGATTGCTGATGATGCGGTAGCAACAGCTAACATAGCTGACGATGCTGTAACTGCAGCCAAACTTGCAGACACTTCAGTTTCTGCAGGATCTTACACAACTGCGAACATTACAGTTGATGCACAAGGACGTTTAACTGCTGCCTCTTCAGGAGCTGGTGGTGACGGAGCTTTCCAACCTAACTTAATTCAAAAAGGACCTGCAAGTGGAACTTATACTTCACCTGCTAATGCTTCCAAATTTTATGCTTACGCTTTTGCAGGCGGAGGAGGTTCAGGTGGAAAAGGACCAACATCTCAATCAGGGGCAGGTGGAACTGGAGGTTTTGGTTTCTTTACAGGTTCTCTTCAAGCAAGCACTGGTTATTCGTATGCAGTTGGTGGTGGTGGTAGTGGGGGAAACCCAGCAGATCCACAAGGAAATCCTGGAAGTGCTGGAGGAGCAACTAATGTTGGATCTTTATTTACGGTTAACGGTGGTAATGGTGGACAAGGTGGGAGACAACCTGCTCAAAATGGATCACCTGGAAACGCTGGAAGTGCTCCTGGGGCAGCACAAAATTTACCTTCGAGAGCTTACCTTTTTGGAGAAACTTTAGGGGATGGTGGTGATAGAGTACCGAATAATATGAGTAGTGGACAAACTGGTAGTGCGGGTGGTTTAGCATTTTACGATAATGGTAATTAATTATGGCTTATTTTATTTTTCATTCAGATAATTTAATTTCAATAGCAGCTAATGAAACTGATAAAAATTCGTTACCTATTGCTGATGTATATACAGTTAAAAATGTTTCAGATAGTGACTTTTTAAAAGTTAAAAAACAAATTGCAGGAGCATCTCTTTCAGGAGATAATGTTGTTGTAACAGACTATGAAT